AGCGCACAACGACCGGCGTTGTTGGCGGCGCAAGCAGCGGCGCAGCACTTGGCGCAGGAATAGGATCGTTTGTTCCAGTAGTCGGCACAGCCGTCGGCGCTGTAATTGGCGGAGTTGTTGGCGCAATAGCCGGCCTCGCTGGCGACAAGTTCGGAAGCTCAAAAGGCAAAAGCCAAGTAATGCGCGATGGCATCCGTAAGGTTTTGAAAGACGGCAAGATCCTCGATGAGAATTACCAAGGCACTCTCGCCGACGGCAGCAAATACGACTTCGGGCAGGACGGCTCTAAGCTCAAATGGAAGGAGATCGACAAGGTAGCCGCGGAGAATAAGAACGCATGGGAAGCCGCGGTCCCTATGGGCGACGCTATGGCCGCCGGGTATGGGTTCGTCGGGCAGAACGCAAGCGACGTCAATATCATGTACTCAAAGGCCGCGGTGAGTAACGCTAACAACAACCCCGAGGTGGCGCAGGCGAATATGCGCCACTTTGCGAAACAGCAGGGGCTGACGTACGACGGAATCAAACAGAAGCTCGACGAGGCAAAAAGAGACGGCCGGATCGACGAGTCACAATACAATTATTACATCGGCGGCGCGCGGGCGTTATTTCCGGAGGCGTCACCGCAGGCGCCCCAGATGCAGAAGCAAGCACCCGGAGCGGGACCGGTGGTTAATGCCGCCCCTCCTCCTGGTACGCCGGGAGCACCGGCAGCAGCGCCCGCGCCGGCTCTACCAGCTCGCAGCAGGACATCTTCGCCTGGGATTGATCTGCAAGGTCGCCGCATAAACTACAACGTTGACATGGGCAAGCAGCTTGCAAACAGGTTTAACCGCAGGGGCAGATAGTGGCAAACGTTGGGATACCTCTCCCACCACCGTTTAAGGGGCAAAATGACCTCCTCCCGACGTTCTCGTTGGAGAACCCCTATTGCGTGAAAATGCAGAATTTCACCACGGATCGGGGCATCATGAGCCTTCGAAAGGGGAATAAAAAGTTTGCGCAAGTAACATCTGGCGCCCCTATCGCTCTATGCCTCGCCGGCTACGGCAGCAAGTTGTTCATGCTCGTAGACGACACCACCTCAAGGCTTAGATTTTACGAGATACAGACCGGGACGCCTGTTTCCGTTCACACTACAGGCGCAAGCGGCGGCGGCGATAAGGAGATACAAACCCTCTTTTTCAACAAGTACCTCATGTTTTTCGGCGACGGTACTCTCACCTCGGTGGGACCGCAGTACTACAACGGGAGCGCCTGGGGAACGCTTGGTTATACGTTTGACGTGGGCTTCACGCCGTTTGGCGGGGCGGTTTACAAAAACCGGGCGTACATCATCAACCGAGGCACGGCACAGTATGCATACAGCGGAATAGACGCCATAGCCGGCGCAACGACGACCGTCGATCTAAGCACTGTCATCTCCGAAAACGGCTCTCTTTACGGCATTAAATCTATCTCGCTCTCGGAGAACGTCACGCAGCAAAACGTGTTAGCGTTTGTATTCAGCAGCGGCGAGATCATGGTGTATGGCGGTAGCTATCCTAACTCAGAGTCGTGGAGCCTGTCGGCCCGGCTTAAAACCTCGGGGTTGCTCTACACGGGCGCAGCAATAGACGCCAAGGGCGACTCGTTTCTTCTCACGCAAAGCGAGATCCTGTCTCTTCGAAACCTCATTGCAAAGGGGTACGATTCAGAGGCAAAAGAGGGTATCGGCGCCACCATCGGCACCCGGTGGAAGCAGATCATCAAGGCACTCACAGCGTACGGAGGATCGGCGATCACCTATATCCGAGGAGTTTACGACGATGCAAACGATCGGCTGATCATCTCCCTGCCCTACTACGTTGACCCCACCACCTCGCAGGTGCAAAACGGCATTCATCAACTTATCTATGACTTCACGCTAGGCTCCTGGTTTGAGTTTTACCAGAGCATAGAGGCGGCGGTAACGTCCTCGATGACTTCCTCTATTACTTACTGGAACGGGGATACGTTTATCCTTACAGATGCAGGCGACGGCGTGACTGACTATGCGACGGCGCATAAGCTCGAGAACACCACCAACTATCTCGACGACAATATCAAGACCGGCACCTCGGGGATCTCTTTTCAGGTAATATCGGCACCGCATCCGCTCAACCGTTACGGCGTGATCACCACGGCTGGCCTCGAGGTATTCATGAAAAGTGATCTCTATAGCACTATCAACTTTCGCCTCATCGGGGATCTTGGCGCTCGGCAAACAGAACAGCAAAAGACGACCGGCAACGGAACAAACGTCACCAAAACGTTCGTAAACATAGGCATCGAATCAAACCTAGTTCAATACGACATTAGCGGCGTCTCAACGACCTCAAGCGTTGGCATTGAAATTTACGGCACGAATCTTTGGGTAAATCCCTCAACAGGAGTTGCGCGATAATGGCGAAGAAATTCATCAAGACCAAATACGGGACGAAAATAAACGTCGAGGGGCTGACGGATGAGCAGATCAAAAAGGTTCGCTCTATCGCCGAGGACAATGGAGCCTATGGCGCAAAGGGCGCAGCACTGGCAAACGAACTGCGTACCAAGAACGAGGGGATAGCGAAAACGCAGCAGCAGCCGACCCCTGCCGGAGTTGTAAAAACGCAGCCGGTTGGGGCTCCGGTAGTTATAGGCGCCGGCACTCAGGGCGCAGGCGCCCCCTCTCCCGAGCTAAAAACCCAGGGAGCGGCAGCGAGCGGCGGCACTCCGGCAGGCGCTCCGCCAAGACCAAAGACCATCAAGACGAAATACGGCACCGTTATTAACGTCGAGGGGCTGACGGACGAGCAGATAAAAAAGGTTCGCTCTATCGCCGAGGACAAAGGCGCATATGGCACCAAGGGCGCCGCCCTGGCAAAGGAGCTACAGGCGAAGAATAAGAAAAAGCAGGAACAGCCGGCACCAAATCCAGATCCCAACCCGAACCCAAATCCAGATGCGGGAGGAACGGATAAGGGACCAGGGGCGGGGCCGATTGAAAAGAAGCTCGGCGATCTTGGCGTTAAAAAGGACGGAACCATTGACGGCGCAAAGGCGGGCGACGTGCTTGTGACGGCGGAAAACTCGGACGCATCGCGCACCTTCAATATGAACAATCCCGGAAGGCAGCGCGATGCCTTTGGAAATGAAAGGATTGTGACCATTGATCCAAAAACGGGAGAAGTATCAACAGAAGTTCAACTTGGCAGGACGGGCAGCGCGGCAGTCAATTATGTAGACGGCTCCATAACCAACGCGGATAGGGCCGGAGATGTAAACCTCGACAATGAGATCGGCAAGGTCAATAAGAATACCATGGATCTCTCGGGTGCTCCTCGCATCTTGGAAAGCGACGACGTGCGCACCGAGGCGCAGAAGGTCGGCGATGCTAATTACAACTTCCTGACGCGTAATTTCGAGCGGGACAAGCGCCGGGAGCTCGAGGCGACCAAGCAGGAGTTGGCAAACCGAGGTATTCCGATAGACTTCGGCAACGCTGATTCTATGTGGAATAAGGCGGTAGGCTCGATAGATCAGAAGTATTCAGATGCCGACCTAGCCGCCTCCAACCAGGCGCTCATGTCGCGCGATCAGAGCATGACAACCCTTGCCGGCGTGCAGAACACGGCGCGCGATGCGTTCGTCAAAAGCGCGCAAGCAGAGTTTGACGCAACCAACACAACGGCTAGAGATTCTGCAGCGCTCAAAACAACGCAGGCAACGGCAGCGCAAAATCAGCTCACGAATGCCCTCGGCGCAGCCGGAGTCACAACCGGCGACTTTACCGCATACGCTGGCGGGTCGGTCGATAACTCCGGGCAGCTTGCCAACCTCATCGGACAGATGAGCGATGCCGAGCTTGCCCGGTACGGCATCGACAAGGATTACGCGGCCAAGATGAAGGCAATAGCCGCACAGGGAAGAAACAGCGGTGGTGGCGGTGGTAGCAGTAACGGCGGGTTTGCAATTGGAGGAGTAGCACCATGAGCCCAAACAATTTCCCCGTTCTCGGGTATGACGACCTGAAAACGTTCCAGGGCAACGTCTCAAAAGACAACTTCATGCTGAACCTTGGCCCGGCTCTTAGCGGCGCCAAGTTCAATATGAGCACGTGGTCCCCTGAAACGCGGGCAACGACCTCCTTTGCGCAAGGGTTCCTCGGCGCAATCCTTCAAGGGTTGGGGCAAAACCAGGTGGCAGAGCAAACACGGCAAGCAGCCGCCCTTCTTCCCCTCCTCTATTCAAATCCCGACTCGGTGCAGATGCCCGAGGGTATGGATGCTGACGCCTTCGAATCCCTTCGAGGAGCGGCGCAGCTCACCAAGCTACAGCAGCAGGCATACCGACAACAGGCGACGCAGGAGCTCTACAACGACCTGTTCAAGGCAGGGGCTATTGAGTCACTGAAGGCCGATGCCGGGGCAAACGCAGCCGGCACCGAGGCATTCAACAAAGTCGTGGGCGAGAACAAGGCGTGGGACGCTATCCGCAACATGAGCGCTGGCGAGAGCGTCATGGGCGAGCCTACCAACCCGAAAGATCCGCGCTATCAGGTAAACCAGGACCGGATAAAAAACGCCGACGACCTACGAAAGCAGCTCGAGACGAAAACGACTGACTTTGCAAACGTTCTCAAGGCTGCCGATGCCATATCGGGCGCTCTAAAAGACTACGGGCGCGTGAGCGATCAGGAGCTCGTCCGGTACTCTATCCAGATGATCGAGCCGGGCATGGCCGTTCGAGAAGGCGAACAAGCCGCTATTGCTAACAGCCAATCCCTACCGGATGCGTGGAAATCGCAGCTCAAAGGCGCGTTGGACGGTAGCAGCACCCTCGGCTCGGATGTTCGAGACGGCATCTCCCGGCTGGCGAGTCGCGCCTATAACTCGCAGCGGCGCGTATACGATAAGGCGGTGACGTACTACGACACCCTGGCATCGTCGCGCGGGCTCCTCGGCGAGGGGCAATCCTTGTCGTACTTAGGGGAGGCGCCTGACGCCGAAACCATCTTCGGAAGCGTCCCGGTAGCACCAGGACCAAGCGCGGCAGCAGTAGTGAAGGGACCAGACGGCAACCTGTATCAAATAGTGGATTAGATGGCACCGATACCGATAACTCGAGCGGAGTATGAGGCAAAGTTTGGCGGCGTAGCGGCACCGGCGGCAACGCCTATTCCAATTAGCCGCGCCGACTTTGAGGCGAAGTTTAGCCCGGCAGCAGCCTCGGTGCCGTCGATATGGAGCGATCCTATCGACGCGCTTACGTCCTATGACTGGTGGACGACTCGACCCGATGGGTCGCGCTCCGGAGTTGTTGGGCCGGTGCTGGCAGCCGGGCAAGGCTTAACGCTTGGCACTTTGGATGAGGTTGCAGCGGGCGGTAACGCCCTTCTAGACCGAATATTCAGCGGCGTTCCTCTCTCAGAGGCGTACGATCAGCGGCTTGAGCAGACGCGCGGGGTGCTCAAGGATTATCAGGAAACAAGCCCAGGGCAGGCGTTCGCGTTGGAGCTCCTTGGCGGGGCAAACCTACCGATTAAGAGTGCAATCGGTGAAAAGACCGGCCTAGTAGCAAAAACAGCACAAGCAGCAAAAGAAGGCGGCACCCTCGGGGCTCTCTACGGATACGGCACCGGCGAAGGCGGAGCCTTGGAGCGCGCGAAAGATGCTGCAATCGGCGGAGGCGTTGGCGCCGGTGCGGGCGCGGTGCTCACTCCGGTGGTTGAGGGTAGCATACGGGGTGCGCAGTGGCTTGCAGATAAGGCCGTCGAGCTCGGTATCACGCCAAAGGCTTTAGTTGACGATCTGGCCAATAATTTATTTAGCGGCGCGGCAAGTTCAGAGCGTGGATCGTGGAGCCCTCGACCAACCGGGGAAGGCTACACCGCCGCCGAGTTAGCGGTAGCTCGAGAGCTAAAGAATACAGCACCGGAGAAGATAGCCGGGGCGCTCGATGAGATGAGATCGGCGGTAGGTGATGACATTCCGCTATTCCTGCCGGAGGCGGTCGAGTCGCCTAAGGTATTCCGAAACGCTCGATTCATCGCCAACTACGAGCCATCAATGGAGATGGCAGGGCGCGCCATTAAGGATCGTGCCGATGATGCTGCCGCTCGAGTAGTCGGCGCTCTCGATAGCGTATCCACCGACGTGGACACGTTCTCGGGCGCTTCGCGTTTTGTAGGTGCTGCAGACGACATCATAAAGGCAGCGGAAACCAGGCGCGAGGAGATCGCCAAGCCTCTCTATGGTGCAGCCTACTCGGAGATGCCGGAAATCAACAACCCGGCGCTCACCGAGCTATTAGACAAGGACAAGGTATTGCAGAAGGCTATCAATAGCGTGAAGCAAACCGCCAACAATGCCGATCTGCCGGACAACTCAACCGAGCTCCTGGTAAAAGCCCGCGCCGAGATTGGCAACCTTATCGAATCGGCAAAGGCTCAAGGGCTTGGACGAAAGGCGCGCGACCTGACGGACACTTACGGGCGACTAAATGACATCCTTCACGACGGCAGCAAAAACCCGCTCAAGGTGGCGGATGAAGCCTACCAGGTAGCATCGAAGGGCATCGAGGCGCTTAACGATACTTTCCTCAGTAACCTTCAACGGATCTCCCCGGACAAGATTCAGAACGTCGGGCAGATTTTCAGCCTACCGGCGCAACGCATCGAGCAGCTCAAAGATACGTTTGTTGCAGCGGGCAAAGAGGCAGAGTGGAACGCCGGCGTTCGTTCGTTCCTGCAAAACTCTATTGAAGGGACGACCGACGGGCGCAATTTTACCCTGAAACTTACCGGCAATAGTATCGCTCGAGATAAGCTACGGGCAGCCCTCGGTGATAGCTACGACGACATCGCGCGACGGCTCGACCTCGAAAATAGGATGTTCGACGGCCGCAATAGGTACAACGCGGGATCGACAACGGTCGGCAACCTCAACGAGCAGCAACAGTTTGGCAAGGAAACGACCGCCCTTGCAAAAGGTGTGGTAGATGGAAAGGTGCGAGAGGTGCTCGCAAAACTGTTCTCTGACGATATACCGGACGAGCTCGCACAGGGTATTGCAGAAATTTATTTCAATCCTCGAGCCGGCGCCGATACCTTAGGGCGCATCCAGCCGCTTCTCGACGCCTACGGAAAGAACAAATCGGTTGCCGATGCGGTTAGTGCGTTGGGGGGGCTGGCTACTTCTCGAGGCGCTGCAGTCGGTCGAGAAGAGCTTGAAAGCCTTTCCGGATTAAGCCGTCAAGCTCGTCCGAAAGCCAATTCTGCCGAGCCACAAAGAACAGGATCAAAAACAGAAGGCAGTTCGTCAAAACCTGCGACCCCGCAAGAGCAAGCAAAAAATCCAGCCACCGATCAAGATCGGTCCTCTGGGACTCAACTAAAGAACGGTGGAAAGATTCAGCCGACATATACGGACAACGATAACCTGTTTAACGACCTATTTGAAAGGGCAGACATGCGCAACGTGAAGGACGTCGAAGCAGAGATTGATCGCGATTCCTACCTTTCCGCTCTCTACGAAGCCGAAAGCGGCAGGAATCCGCAGGCTAAAAACCCAAAATCGACGGCATCGGGCGGGTTTCAATTCATAAAGCGCACGGCGGCATCGCTTGGCCTTAAAGATCCGTTCGATCTCGACGAGTCGCTGACGGCAGTCAGGAAGCTCACAGACGAACACAAACGCCTGTTTGGCGATGATCCGGCGGTGCTGTACTCGGCGCACTATCTTGGATCAACCCTCCTCCGCAAGGTACAGCGGGGCGCCACGCTTACAGCCAAGGAGCAGGGGATCGTTGATTCGTTGGTTCAGAAGGCGCTGCCCCGCTTCATGCGGATCTATAACAAAGTGACCAAGACGAGCTCGGGTGGCGGGCAGGTGGAAGCATGACCGATCCGATCCGTACCTACGAAATAAGCGGCGAGGTTTGTAAGTTGCAGTGCAAGGCGGTTTCGGTAGCCGTGAGCAATAACGCAACAGTGATCGCGGCTATAACAGGACGCAAAATCCGCATCATGGGTTTTGTACTTCAAGGAGATGGCGGCGTTTCTAAGATTACGTTTAAGGACGGCAGCGGAGGAGCAACGCTTTTCGGTCCGATAACGGTGCCGTCTAGTGCTTCCCCGAGTCAGTTGGCGCTCGGAATTACGACGCCGGGATACTTCGAAACCTCCTCGGGTGTTGGCCTGTTTGCGGATGTCGTCACCACCGCGGCAAACATGAACGTTTTCTATATTGATTACAAGGCATGATGCACAGCCAAAACGGACACGACAAGCATACGCATTGCCCGTTCTGGGATGAGTGGCGTGAGCACAAATCCAGGGCGCTCGAGACGGTCGGACGCGTTGAGGCGATAGAAGCAACACTTGTGCGCGTAGCCGAAAACCTCAACCACCTGGCAACCCTGCCGGCAATCCTCGACCGCCTCGTTGAATCGGCTACCGGGCGCGACCATGTACCAACGCGGGTTGTGCTCCTCATCGTTGGCGCGATGAGCGGCGTGGTCCTTGGCCTTGTGTTCGTTGTTGTGTTCCTTCTTACCGGCGAAAGCGCCGGGTGGATAAACTCGTTGCATAGGTAGAAATATGAATACAAAACCTTTGATTGCATCCAAATCATTCTGGGGAGCGTTGATCGCCCTCCTCCCTGCCGCATCTGACACCGTACAGCAGCTTTTAGGCTCGGGTTTCCTACCGCCCCAGGTCACACCATGGCTCGCAGGTGCGGGCGCGTTGTTGGCGCTCCTAGGGCGCGTTACAGCGACCTCGCAAATCAGTGGGGTGTTGAGCTCTAAGTAGATGCGCCGCGCCGCTCGAGTCGATGCCAACCACAAAGAGATCGCCGACGGCTTGCGTGCCGTTGGGCGGTCGGTGTTGTCGCTCCATCGGCTCGGGCAGGATGCGCCGGATCTCCTCGTCGGGAACGGGGATCACAACATCCTCGTTGAAGTTAAAACCGCACGGGGTAAACTGTCCGACGGGCAGAAGGCGTTTTTCGAGTGGTGGCGCGGTCCTCGAGCGGTTGTGCGCAGCCTCGAGGAGGCGATAGAGGCGACCTCACCCAAGCACTGATCGGTAATTCAATCGGTAGAATGGGCGGCTGTTAACCGCCTCGTTGCAGGTTCGAGCCCTGCCCGATCAGCCATCTTTTAGGTCAATTAGGTTTGCTGTGCGGTCTAGTACCTCCTTCACAACCTGAGGATGCCACTTGCTCTTGCCTGTCTTGGTAGCCACTCCCCTGCTGTTCAGGAGCTCCACAATCTCTCTCAGGGAGTTTCCCTGCTGTCTCAGGGAGTGCATGACCTTGAGAACCTCATACTCTCCTGGCTGAGGTATAAGCCTCACACCATCGACAAGCTCGAACCCGAAGGGAACTGTCCCTCCGGTGTGCTCACCCTTGGCTCTCTTGTGACTCAAAGCCTCTTTGGTCAATTCGGATACGCGCCAATTCACAACCTCACCATGCGCGCGCGCATGGCAAGATCCACACAAAGGCACGGTAGCGGTGCCGCCGAGACTGCGCGGAATTACATGATGAGAAAAAGTAGCTACTGCGCCGCACTCAAAACAAACGCGATGAGGTTTGCATTGCTTCACTTTTCCTCCGTCGGCGGCTCAGGCAACGGTTGCCAATGCGTCGGAGTTGAGCGGTAAAGCTCGTCCAACGTCCAATGCCCGATCCCCATTTCGCCTTTATGGAAATATTCTGTCGTCGTCTCACCCTTACGCACAGCCAAATACCACCCCGTTGAGTCGGGGATACGCTCATCAACGCTGATCCAAGTTTCTTTATCCATGTTTTAACTCCTGACAATACCGCCAAAAATCTTCCCACGAGACCAGGTGGTCCGCCGGGAAGCACATCTCCTCGCAATCGTCACAACGTTCTTGCGTCTCACCGTTCCCACCGGCTTTCAGGTTTTGCACGCAGTCACAATCGGGACACTTCCAAAACTCATACCGCTCATCGCTCATCTGAATGACCCCCCTCGAAACGCAGGGTTTACAACCCCAAGCTCACGACCATCGACGACCAGTTTTGCCGTTGGCTTGCCGTGAAGGCGCACGGCGTTCTGCGCTATCCTGTAGCCGTACTCGTTCCAGTAGTACCGAAAACGCCCGTCATTGAACGGGAGCGCCGGTCCTGCCGTTGCCACAACCTGCCCATTATCGGCGACCAGCTCCACCTTACGGGCTTGTGGAGGCATGATAAGCACGGGTTTGTATGCTCGAGGTTCAGGGGGCGACTCGTGCCGGTCCGCGTGACTCTTCCACAGGAAGTTGCGCCGGTACTTAACCGAGCCCGCCGCGTTTTGCAGGTAGATCATCGAGTCAATGAGATCCGCGGTCGGCCATGCCTTGCGCTCCGGACGCGGTGTTTTGTCGTTGGTGTTGAGGCGTCCGTTGAAGGCCGGATGCCAAAAGTAATACACTTGCGCGCGGGCGTGCGCCGCCTTGTTCTTCTCAACGTCACCATCGACGCACGAAATCCCGTCCCAGGAGTAGTTATACGCACCCCTCAGTGCGGCGTGGTCGCCGTGTATCTCGTTCTTAAAGCGCTTCGAGATCCCGCCCTTCCAAGGGGTATTTACGGGCGTGCAGCTTGGCGCCTCGGTTTTGACTATCTCGAGGTAAGGATCAGGGTTAGCAAGGTTGTGCTCGCAGAACGGGGAAACCTCGATCTCAACTTGCGGGAACGCGCGTTTCAAAAGCTCGCACCGCCTGGCAAGCGTGCGCACGTTGGGGATGTCACCCGCGCCGAAGTTATGCGCGTCGCTCCACATTAGGTGCACGCGAAACAGGGGACACTTCCCCGTCTCAAGCAGCTTACGAATCGCCGGCAAGGCGTTCCCGAACGTCTCAGCAAAACAGCCCGCCGCCCACCCTTGAGGGTGTTTTTTAACGGCAAGATCAACAAACTTTGGAAGCCCTAAATAGTCTAGTCCGTACATGTATTTTCTCCTCTACTCACACGAAAAAATTTCAGTTTGGCGCGCAAGCCCTTCGGGAAACTCAAGGCGGTTATCCGTAAAGCTCCGCTCACGAAAGACAACGTGGTTGGTTGGTTGAACCGTCAGGCGGCCGCCGGTCGTTTGAATGAAGCAAAACTCTTTAGCTTGTTCAGGGTACGCACTGAATCCATCACCGACGGGTGCCGCGGTGAACAAATAGGTTCCAGACTTCTCGTTCTCATTAACAAACGCGACGCATTCAAGCCCCTGCAAGTACCGATACTCAAGCACGGTGAAGCCTTCGCCGTAGCAATCCCAGGTTTGCGCGTCCTCCGGGTTCCACGGCGTGATCGGTTGTTCGTCAAACGCAATCGCATGGGCCGGGACGTTGCGGTAAATGGCGCCGCACTCGAGCATTACAGTACAGCCCCACAACCGCCCCGGATACGACACCAGCCCAAACCAAACGCACGGAACAAACCGCGGCTTTTGCGCCACCTTGTACACGAACTTGCTATCAACGAAACAATACAAATGCCGCGGGAGCTCGCCGACCAAGGTATACATACGCCCCCCTCCCTACGGCCAATCAGCATGGGCGATGAGCCCGTTTTTGCTTACTCGGTCGAGGATCTCGATTGCGTTGATACGCGGGATCTCCATTACCCGATCGACGATTGCCCGAGCCGTGAGCCCTTCCGCATCGGCGAGGATCTCAAGCAGGTCGGAGTTGGTGCCCGTAGTGTGGTCAAACTCGATCCCCTCCTGCCGCCATACGCGGATCTCCCATTGGGTTGTGTGAAACTTAGTCATTGATTCGATAAGTAATGCCATCTTTCCTCCGGTAAAAACTTGCTAGGTCAGGGAGGGCAAGGCGTTTGCAAAAACCGCAATTTAAAGCTCGGCATCATGCGTTGCGTTTGTGTCACGCGGCGCAAAAACCTTTTACCTTGCCCACCCCTGTTATTTTCTTTCCCCTGGTTGCACCGCATCGGCGAGCGCACACCGCACGGATAGGCGTTGCGCCACCCATGCGTCGAACGTGTCGTGGACGTACCAGAGAAAAGAAGTTTTGCGCGCCGCTTCGAATGCGTCTTTCAGCATCATCTCGAGGTCGTACGGGGTGACGAACCACCCCTCCTCTATGCGGTCGTCTTTGTCGTAGGGCAGCAGGCAGTCGGCGTGACTACTAACGCGGTACGGCACGCGGGCACCGTCCTCTCTCAAAAACGAATGAATCCAAACCTTACGCATAATGCTCCTCCACAGCGTCAACGATGTTTTTAAAATGTTCGGAAAGCCCTATCATGTCGGCCTCGTCGAAATACTTGGTTATCTCCTCACAGGCTTGCGCCGCGAGCTCCTCCACCTCACTCAACGCGGCGCGCCCCTCATCGGTCACGCGTACCGATACGATTCGCCGGTCCTCAGGGTTCCGGGTGCGGTACACCCACCCCATGCGCTCCATACGGTCGAGGATGCGCGTCATATCCGGCCGCTGTACCGAGGCCGCCTTGGCAAGCTCGGTCACTGACACGGGTATGCCGGCAGCGAGAGCCACGCGCAGGATATGAAAGCTCGTTGTCGTCATCTGGTAACGCCCGAGCACCTGGTTAAGGTGGTGGCGTGCCTGATTAGCTACTGCGAACAGTTGCCAGACGGTGCGCTCCTTACGATTTAGGTTCATGATTGCCCTCCACAAAACGGCGTAATCTTTCAAACTCCACGACCGGCACGCGCTTGCTATGCTGTAACAACACAAACTGCCGTTGCCGTGCTTGCTCGAGCAGGATCTGAGCACCCTGCAACATCGCGGTCCGAAGCATCGCGCCGATCTCAGAACGCGATAGTGTGACCTCAAAGTCTTTAGGCGTGTCAGGTACTGCCAACTTTATCTGGTCAAAAAGCTCGCTCATTTCACCCGCTGCAGCGCGCGCTTGTTGGCAGCCGGTTGCATGTAGATCGCAGCCTCGGCGATCCCGCTCAACTTCCCCTCTTCAAAGGCGCGGCCAAGCTGAATAGCGGTTAGTCGTTGGCGCATATGCACGCCGAGAAAAAACCCGGCAAGCGAGAAGAAGCTCGCAAACAGCAAAAGAAATTCGATATCACTCCTCATACAGCGACCCCCTTCATGCGTTTAAAGTCGAAATAGTCTCGAAAGGCCGGGTACTTCAGCGCGAAGATTCGCGCGTAATACGCCGTCCAGTTGTTTGACACCTTAAAATCCTCGTTGCGCTCTATCTCGGTTTCCCACCTGACGCGCTCCATGATGGCTTTTGCGCCGAGCTTGCGTTGGGTTTGGATTGCGTCCAGGGCGTAGCGTTCAAACTGCCGCCATACCGCCGGGTTGGCGGTGAAGCTTTTAATGAAGGCATCGACCCGCTTCGGGTGCGCCCCGTGGTTGATCAGGTGCTCTCGGGCGTTTTCAATCTTCAGCATTTAAAACCCCTCCTTGTCGTCGTAAGGACCGTAATCAGGAGCCACCGGCACCACAGGCGGGGGTTGAATCAAGTACCAAACGCCGGGCCGTCGTTCGCAGTACAGCCGCCCGTATCGGTAATCGTAGAGGCGCCCCGTGTCGTCGCGGTAAAAGTTGTCCTCGAGCTCATAGAGCTTGCGCCCCATAACGATCTCAACTCTGCCAGTGGGTTTCATTTCGCCACCTCCTCGAGCACAGGCATGACCTTTGCGGCAATCGCCGGCGCCATCCTCAAGCGGATCTCGTCACGTGCGCGAAGCCCGCTGTACACCCGCCAAAAGTGCGCCCGGTTCGCCGCCTCATCCTCCCCGCGCCACGCGCAGATATCAGGCCACCCGAGGGACCGCACCGCAGCAACGAGGCGCTCACCGCCTTTTGAGCGGAGGTATTCCCGCGCCTGCCCTGGGGAGTACCGACCAAACCGCCGTACGGCCTCGGTGACAACGCCCCAGGCTTCCCCGTCCGTGAGCTCGTCGGCGCCCTTCATGCGGTCGAGCGTTGCGTACACTTGCCCGATGGTGGGCGGGAAATTACCGGTGTGGCTCTTAAGCGCTGCGCGCATCACGTCCCACATCTCGGTCGGGGTGATCGAGGGGAACGAGTCACACCACAAACGGATCATCGGCTCAGTGACGACGAAGTGCGGCCACCCAAGAAAAGCCGTTGTGAGAATCTTGCCCATTTCGCTAGTTCGCATCGCGCTCCTCCGCTTCCAGTTTTGCAATCAAATCCAAGTGAGTTTTTATTTGCTTGTCCGATTGGGACTCCTGACCAATCGCTAATTCCTCGTTTAAGCCCCTCCACCCCTTCGCTATCGCGCGATCTACCAGCGCCGCGTATCTCCGGGGGTCCGTTTCAAATTGGCGCATCTGAAGGGCGTATGAGTCGATGACGCAGGGATGACCAGATCGCGCCTTGTACTCGACCCACCGAGCGAGAGCGGCGCGGGCTTGTGCGCCCCACCGAGGAGGGAAATCAAAATCAGTTTCGGCAAACGAGCGGTACTTCTCCGCGCGCGCGCGTTTCCGATCCTTAGAATTACTATTCTGGTTCTTATTCTTATTCTGGTTCTTATTCTTATTGGGGCCGTTGAACGAATCGTTAACGACCGTTGAACGGTCGTTCAACGCTCGTTGAGCGCGTTTTTCAGCGGATAACCTGCCGGCTTCTTTGCGTTGTTCGATGGCGCGTTGATAACGCTCCATGCGCTCGAGCAGGGATCGGGAGCGAATGGCGCCCGTGTTGTCACGCTCAAACAGACCAACACTAACGGCAAGGTTTATGAAAGTTTCGAAGTCGGGTGCGCGTTCTCCCAACGAGAGTGCAACGGCAGGCAGGGCGTCGGGGTGGATGCTGAAATCCGAGTCATCGCGCATCACCTCGAGGCAAGCGAAGTAAAGGCCGTAATAAGCCCAGCCACCGGCAGCGCGAAGGCGAAGTACCTTTTGATCGTTTCGGGCGTTTGCGTCGTGTATGAAACCGGCGGCTTCTTTCCGACGCTTAGGTTGTGTATTATCGCTGTGGGCGGTCATCGATTGCCTCAATCAATCGGTCCCGCCCACTAAACCCGCCTTAGACCAGCGGGTTTTTTTATTGAGGCGAGACTATACTCGCCACGGTCTAAAATTATCGGACAAATTCGATCCTACAACGTTACTTATCGGTCAATTATTGTCCGATAAATAAAAGTGCGGGAGCGGGTCCAACGTGTATCAGACCGTGACACACATCATGCTGAAAGGTGTTGTAAGGGATTTCCCCTCACCTGAAAAGTAGGAATTTGATCTATTTTAAAAGGTTAGCAGTTGCGCAACGTTATCCGATTGGGCGCGGCGCAGTTTGTCGTAATGCTCAAGCATAGCAATGCTCGAGTGGCGGCTAAACTTGATAACCTCCCGGTGCGGTACACCGTCCTGCAGGAGCTTGGTGATAGCGGTTGCCCTGGCGCAATGCGGGCTAAAATTCCCGGTCAAACCAACGCGGCGCATGTACATGGTAAACGCTCGGCGCACGGTGCGGTCGAGCAAAAGTTCGTTAATGGGCTTGTTGGCTTTGTACTTGGTAAACAGGGGATCGATGTCCTGCGCCCCGTCGCGCTTGCGCATCTCGAGGTATGCCCGGATATGGACGGCCGCCCAGGCGCCTACGGCCTGATCCTCGGCACGCTGGCGCTTGGTGTTCCGTAGGGTGAGAATGAGAGCGCCTTCCTGCCCCTCTTTGACGTCGCACAGGCGCAACGCTATGGCCTCGTTTAACCGAAGCGCACCGCCAAACAGGGCAGCGAGGAGCGCCTTGTCTCGAGCACCGTCGGGTCCGTAGAAGTTAAGCTGAAACAATTCTCGAACCGCCTCGAACGGGATGAGCTCATGCGGCCGCCTATCGTTGCCTTTGACGCGCATCATGTCGCGTTTAGGTTTGCGCCACGGGTTTGTTTGCACAGCGCCAAGGTTTATGAGCTCGTCCCAGATGCTACACAGCACCGTGAGCTTGTGTTTGACGGTTGCCAGGCTCACCCGGTCGGAGATAAGCGAGCTCCTGCCCGGCTGTGCCGGTTGCGTGCGCAGGTAGTTGGTAAAGCGCGTCACCTCGGTATGGCCCACGCCCTTCAGTTGCTCAGCGCCCTCTTCCGTTTGCTCGATTGCAAACACGGTGCAAAATTCCTCGAGGGTTTTTCGGTATTGTCGGGCTGTGTTTTTTGATTTTAGAGCGAACCATTGATCTAGGTCGTCAAACATTCCCCACGCCTCACGCTTATCGTTGAAACGGGTATTATTCGACGGTATGGGATTTTTGTTTCCTAGGTCGGTAGTCCTCTGAATGAGGCGCAGGTCGGGGCGGGTGTTCATAACATCCTTGTTGTTGGGCGGCGACCCTCCCCAGAACCGCCGCCCGCACTCTATTCTGTTGATATTTCTCCGGTGTCGAGGTCGATAGTCACGTCACCTTCCACGGCACCAAAGAACGCTTCTACTGCCCGCCGGTCCAGCTCGGTGAGCTTGCTGACGTTGGCACGCAGTTTGATTGCGTCGGCTTGGTACGCGTCGCGCACTGACTGCCCTTGCAAGCTGCAACGGGTTGTGATGACCCACCGCGCGAGGGCTTCAATGTCCTCACCGTCGATGGCATCCTGCAGCACCTTTGCCGGGTCGCGGTGAAAATGCTCGGGGATGTCGTCGCCGTCGGGCATGGGCATGATCTTGGCAAGCTTCGGGCGCTCAACAACGGGCGCCTCGTCCATCTCCTCCCGGCTGTAGAGGCCGCCCAGAACGTCGGCGAACATGTTACGCACGAGGATGGAAACCGCGCGGGCGTACAACATCGCCTTCGGCATCCGCTTCCAGTTGTCCTTGTTCGTGAGCCCTGCCCTTTGCGCATCCTCCCAGGTGTACGAAGCCGAGTCGGTCCAATCGCCGCGGGTGCACTCGAGCGTGCAGATCCGCTCGGTCCATTCAACCGTTTTAATCTTGCCGCCGTGAGCGATGGCAAGCCCCTTCAACGCTTGCGCCTCGAGGGTTGGTTTGCCGTTAATCACGGTGATCGAGTTGAGCGCCCGTATGGGACTAAATCCGAGCTCTCTACCGTACAGGATAGCCGTGAGCACGCTTTCGGGGCTTCGGTAGTGGGTCGGGAGCATTCCCGATTTCAGCAGCACAACGGCCATACTGAGCTTTTGTTGCAGGTTGTTTGCGTAGCTCTCAATCGACGCCGGACCCTCGGTAATCGTTGCCAAATCCTTACTCATATCTCCCCTCCTCCTTGTCTAATTTCCTTAAAAGCGCTTCCAGCTCAGCAGCGCCAACCGACGCGCACTCCCTTGAGCAATACTCACCGTGCCGGGCGATCCACCACGTTTTAGACTGCCGATACAGGTCACGGCCGCAGCACGAACAGCGGCGCCCCTGGTCCTCCTCTAGCGTACGAACCTCGACCATCTCCCCTACTCCCTGCCGCTATTATACCACCCGGCGACGATTGCGGTTGCAGCTTGTACAAGGTGCTCACGCGCGTCGTCGGATAGTTCGGGGTGTTCCATCGCTATGACGCGCTCGATCTCGGCACGCAGCGCAAGCAGGTGCCGCACAAGGTCGGCAGCGTCGGCCTTATCCCGCGCGGGTAGAGTGAAAGGTGGTTTTGTTTTGGTTGGCATTCGGTCCTCCCTGACCATCTCGGCAACATCGCCGATCAGCGCCCTACCCTGTTTGGGGTAGGCACTCATTGGCGGTTCTGTCGAGGGGGTCCAAAAATTGCGGACCCCCTCGACTTTGGTTATTTCCTACGTGAGGTGAGCTCCTGCACGTCGCGCGACGACGGCACCGAGAGCTCAACATCGTTCCCCATGACGTGAACGTTAAAAAACATCCACGACCCCAGGACGCCCAACACGATCATGTCCGTGATGAGCGTGACGGCGATCCCTTTGAAGGTGAAAAGATCCTGTTTGATATCGTTTACTAAACTCATGATCCCAGTACCTCCTCGGCTTCAGGCTTGCAGTTAACGAACAGGCATTTGAGGGGTGGCGTCTTGAGGGTTTTCTGCGACTGGTACGACTCATCAACCTTCATCACCCACGCCTTACCGCCTATTTCCAAGCCGCTGCATCCGGTGGCAAACGCCGCAGATACAGCCAACAAAACCGTCATTATCTTTCTCATTTGTGCTTCCTCCTTTAGGTACACATTAAAACCGTAATAACTATCGTTGTACAACAAACAATACTTGAGTGAGATGAGCAGATCAAGAGAAGATATGCAACAAAAGTTGTAACGTGCATGAAAAGATGTACAATGTATGCTTATGAGCATGAAGCTTCTCGATCAGGTCAAAAAGGAACGCGGGCTGACCAATTACGGCGTCGCCAAGCAGTTGAGATCCCTAGGCGTTGAAATCACCACGCAGGGCATAGATCAGTATGACAAGGGCAAGGCACGCTCGATGCGTTTAGACGTGCTGTGCGGGCTCAAGCGGCTTTTAGGAGCGCGTTGGGAAGCCGTCGGCAAGTTGCTCGAGGATGAGTTCGGCAATAAGTGACGTTGTAAAAGGCGTGGACTGCCCTTACCTTAGAATTATGGCACAACCTAAACGACCCCCTCCCCCGCGGCCGCCAACAAAAGACAACCCCGAGGTGCGCGCAGAGATCCTTACCCGGTTATCTAAGGGCGAATCCCTTAGGCGGATATGTTCCGACCCTCACCTGCCAAACCTTGATACGTTCCTTGACTGGTGCGGGGCTAAACCCGACCTAGCCGAGCAATACGCGCGCGCGCGAGCCCGGCAGGCAGATTACTACGCCGAGCAGATCGTGGAGATTGCAGACCACGCAGAGGATGCAAACCTTGCACGCCTGCAGATAGACGCCCGCAAGTGGGTTGCGGCGCGGTTGCTTCCAAAGAAGTGGGGCGACAAGCAGGAGATCGAGCACTCCGGGAAGATAGAATCGATCACCGTCAACGTTACGAGGAAAGAACCACCTAAGTGAACGTCGAATTAGAGCTCAGTTTGTGGCCTCGGCAGGAGCAAGCGTTCCTAACTGAGGCGACAGAGCTTTTATTCGGTGGCGCAACAGAAGGTGGAAAGTCGCATTTCGTACGGGTAGCCCTTATCGCGTGGTGCATGGCTATCGCAAACCTTCAATGCGTTCTCATCCGCAAAAAATACCAAGATATCCTCGACAACCATGTAGAGGGACCGACCGGCTTTCGCGCGCTCCTGACGCCCCTCCTCGAGGGTAAGGCCGCCAAGATAACCGATAGTGAGATAACCTTTTGCAACGGTAGCCGCATCGCCTTCCAGCACTGCCAGGACGAGCGGCAGTTCTCATCGGCACAGGGTATCGAAAAGCACGTACTGGTCATCGACGAGGCAACCCAGATAAGTGAGCGCCTGATCCGGTTCTTTCGGGCATGGGTGCGGATGCCAAACGACATGAAGAAGCTATTGCCGGAGGAGTGGCGCGGCAAGTTTCCGCGCATCGTGTACACGGCAAACCCTATCGGGCAGTCGGTATCGTTCTTCAAGCGTAACTTTGTTGAGCTATGCAGGGACGAGCAGATTGTGCCGGTGGACGGCTTCAAACGGCAGTACCTTCTTTCGAGGTATACCGACAACTACTCAGTGGACGAAGAAGCCCACAAAGGGCGCCTCGACGGTATAGGCGACGAGCAGCTGGCTCGAGCTCTCGACTTAGGCGACTGGAACGCCATCACGGGTGAGTTCTTCCCGGAGTGGGATGAGGACCGCCACGTTATAAAGTACGATTTCCGCGCGCCGTCTCATTGGACGAGGTTCCGCACGTTTGACTGGGGAACAGCCGATCCGTTTGCCGTCTATTGGATGGCGGTAGCCGACGGTGAGCCGTTCACCTGCCGGGAAGGTAAATCCCGGTGGTTACCTCGAGGTGCGCTCGTCGTGTACCGGGAATGGTACGGGTGCGACCCTAGCGACCCGGCAAAGGGCAGCCGGGCGCGCAACGAGGACATCGCCGCCGGCATCATCGCGCGCAGTGAGTTAGGGCATGAAAGTATCCCAACGCTCACTGACTCCCTGCCCTTCCAGGACCGAGGCGGCGAAACGATTGCCGATGTATTCCGCAAGCACGGGGTAATCCTCACGCTCGGCGATACGTCGCGCGTGCCCGGGTGGTCGCAGATGAGGAGCCGGTTGATAGGCATCCAGATCGATAGCAACGACCCCTTGCGATATCCCCTATTGTATGTAACCGCCGATTGCAAGTATGCTAGGGACTACATTCCAGCCCTCCCTAGGCATCCATCCGAAACCAAGAAGGAGGATGCCGCCGAACACGGGGAAGCAACCCACGCCTGCGACGCTATCAGGCTCGGTTGTATGGCTCACACAATAATCAAAGACAAAAAACTCCCCACCGAGGCACGCATACAACGTGCGCTGGCCTCGAAACCAACGATTAAGAAGATCGCGGCGCGCATGGGCTATGGCAATATCGGTTGAAGAAGTTAAGGCGTTTATCGAGGACGCCAAGAAGGCGCGGGAAAGTTGGCTCACGTGGGCGGAGCGTTCCTGGTCTGAAATCAAAAAGCGCCAACGCAACAACCGTTTGTTATCCATTAGTCCAAACAGCGCCAAGCGCCGAGCCAAATACCCGGCATGGTACGGCATCTTCAAGATACGCCAACCGCTCCTCCTTTCGCGCGTCGGAATCCCTATATGCAAGGACTCAACCCAGGACGGCACCGACAACGTGGGCGCCTCGGCAGCGTTCTTTAAGGAGCGGTTAGCCGTCAACCTTGCAAAGTCGTTTCCCTTCTTCGATGTATTGAGCACCGCCCGCGACGATTTTCTAGTGACAAACTTCGGCATTCTTCGCGCCTACTATGAGCGCGATGAGGTGAAAGAAAAGGTTAAGGAGCGCATCTTCCCGCAGCAGGATGAGATGACCGGCGACGTTGTGTTTGTCGATGGCGCGGGCAATATCGTACAGAGTGACGACATCGGGCAGGATGATGAGGGGTATTACCTCGAAACCGATGAGGTCATTGACGTAGAGAACGAGCGCGTATGCCTCGACCAAGCCCTCTACAAGGAGGTTTATATTGACCCCGATATCAAACGCTTTAACCGCTGCGAACGGATGGCGTTTGAGCTCCACTATTCAGTGCCTCAGTTTAAGGCCGTGTTCGGGGCAAAGGCGTACGCAAGTATCGCCAAGTCAGACGACCCAAAAGAAGGCGTCGATGAGGCAAGCCCCAAGCGCCAAACGATAAAGGTGTTTGAGTATTGGGATAAGTACGAACGCAAGGTTTTATGGGTTCCCGAGCTAGGGAATGAGTTCATCACGCCTAAGGCGATGCAGATGCCGGAGGAGTTCGACGAAGGCGAACAGGCAAACGGGTTGTATGACCTCGAGCACTTCTTCCCCGTTCCCGACCCGATTCTATCAAACCAGGCAACCGACGAGTTCTGGCCCGTTCCCGAGTTTTACCAGCTTGTAGAGCTCATCGAGGATATCCACACAATATTCAGCCGGATGATGGCGCTCACCAAGGCCATCCGCGCCCGCGTCCTGTTTGACAACAACGTGGAAGGCTTGCAAGAGGCGTTAGCCGAGGCAACCGAGGGCGATGCCTTCGGTGTACCAAACCTGGCGCAATCGCTTGTATCCAACGGCGGCAGCCTCGACGCCGTGGTGCAGTATATCCCGGTTGAGAAGATGGTCGGTGCCCTGGCGCAGGTGTACCAGGCGCTCGAGCAGCGGCTTAACACCCTCTATCGTTTGACGGGTGTATCCGACCTCCTCCAGGGGCTTATCTCAGACGGCACGCAGCGCACGTTTGGCGAACGGCAGATGCTGGAAAAATACGCACTCAACCAGCACGCCGAGCCGCAGCGCAAGATGCAGGAGTTTGTGCGCAATTGCTACGAGCTCCTATGCGAGATGGCGCTCAAAAACTTCAAGGACGAATCCCTCGAGCGTTACATGCTGCCCGGCACGGCACCCCAGGTACATCAGCAGAATTTCAAATCAGCGCTTGCCCTCTTACAGGATGACCGCAAGAGGTTCCGCATAGAGCTTGAGACAGACTCTACGATTGCCCTCAATGAGCAATACGACAAGCAGATGAGGGTTGAGTTGGTTAACACCCTTACCGGCGCAATCGAGAAGGTGGCCGGTATAGCGACCTCCTCCCCTGCCCTGGTAGCGATAGAGCTTCACGCCTTAAAGTTCATGGTGCAGGGCTTCCGCCAAGGCAAGATGTTCCAGCAAGAGATCACCCAGGCCATTGATCAAGTGATTCAGCAGATGCAGGCCGCAGCCGATCAAGAGCCGGCGCCAAATCCTGATATGATGCGGTTTGAGTTCGAGAAGCAGGTGAAGGAATCCGAGCTAAAACTCAAGGAATACCAGATCCTGTCGTCAGAGCGCATCGAAACCGCACGGGGACAGCTCGAGCAGCAGGTAAGCAGCATCAAGTCTCAGCTCGAGCAGATGCGGCTTGAAGCACAAACAAGCGACAACCTCGCCAAACGGCAGCTTGAGTTTGAGCAGGTAAGGAACGAGATAACGGTCGCGCAAACCGAGCTTGCGCAGCGGTCGCAGGAGCTCGAGATAGAGGTTGCCAAGCTTAACGACGACCGCAACCGTGCGGCGTACGAGGCAGCAGCCACCGAGCGGCTTGCCATGATAGACACGGAGCTCAAGACGGCGGCACAGCGGCTCGAGGAGTACCGCGTACAAATGGAAGATGCGCGCACTCAAATGGAGCTTCAGGAGCGGTGGGCGACCGAGGCACGACTACAGCAGGAATACGAGCTTAACAAGCTCTTGAAGGCCGTAGAGGTGACAAACAAGCAGGCCGAGGGGCAGCAGGCGGCATACCTAGCGATGGCGCAAGCACGGGCCGCGGCGGCGCCTCCTCCTCCTAAGAGCAAAAAGAAAATCAAGGTGAGTCGAGACGCGCTCGGAAACGTTGCCGGCTATGAGATAGAGGGCGGCGAGGGATACCAGGTTATCCGAGACGAAAACGGCGACATAGTTGGATATGAGCCCGTGGGAGGCATGTAAACGATGGCGAATGCGATATACAACAAGGCAAAATATAAATGGATGGCGCCCGGCACGTTGGGCACCAGTCAGGGCGACTCTATCGACCTCCTCGACGATACGATCAAGGTCGCGTTAATTGACACCGGAACCTATACGTTTTCGCAGTCTGACGAGTATTGGTCTTCGGCATCTTCGGCAGCGGTTGGGACTCCCGTAACGCTTGCATCTAAAACGGTGACCAACAACGTATTTGACGCAGCCGATCCAACGTTCACGGCCGTTACTGGCACCACAGCCGAGGCGTTCATCATTTACAAGGACACCGGCTCGGCAGCTACGAGCCCGTTGATTTATTTCTGTGATACCGCGGCGACCGGCCTTCCGGTTACACCAAACGGCGGAGATATAGTCATCAACTTCAATGCCAGCGGAATCTTTGCACTATGATCATCGAGATCGTTAATGGCACTGTTAAATATGTTTCTTCCACGGGGGATTGGGTCGCGGAGATGTCGGCAGAGGGATCTACTATTTGTGTTTCATTTCTTTCAAACACAGGAACCCCTGAGATGTCGTCGGGAGCAAACTACGATAACCTTGTCACCTTCATTGGCGAAGTAAAAGCCGATGCTATTTCTCGCGGCGTAAACTGGAGTGGCAACTAATGGCGGCAATCACTGACCTATCAGACTTGATCAACCGATTATCGGGAGGCAATAGCGGAACCCCTGAAAACATCTTTGCTTTCAAGGCGGGGCGCGTAAACGGCGTTGTGGCCACAACTCCAACCATAGGGCGGTACACATCCTTGTGGCAGTACGATGGGACGTACGGAAACGGATCTGCTCCAGGCGCGGTGGCGGTTCCAACTAACAGCACAAGTGGAGCGTTGCCCATTACAAACCCAGGCGGTTCGAGAGAGAAATGGCTAACTCAGGTTTTTGCGACCTGCTTGGTTCCTGGCGTCTTGATGGTCTACGATAGGCTTCTGCATATCAGTGGGTTGAGTGGCGGATCAGCATTAGATCAAACTGTTCAAGGCTCATCCCCATCAGTGACATTGACGCGAAACACCGGCGGGGTAGGTAATATCGCTTTTTATGAAATCTATAGTACCATTGGGACAACGAGTACAACGCTGACAATGACCTATACTAACAGCGCTGGAACTGGCAGCAGAACCTCGACAATAAACATCGGAGCAACGGGGTTTCGAGAATCTCAAAGAGCACAGATCATTCCCCTTGCCGCTGGAGATAAGGGAATCCGAGCAATCGAAAAAGTAAAGCTCACAGCAACGACAGGAACGGCAGGCGATTTTGGCATCACCATAGCACGCCCTCTTGCTTATATCCCTCTTGGCGCAGCAGGGCTGCCAGGGTGGAGAGATTTTACAACAGGACTCCCAGGGCTTCCAAAGATTGACACTAATGCTTGCATCAGCATGTTGTTCTTGCAAAATGCGGCAACGGTTGGAGAGTTCAGCTGCGGGTTTAGTTTTGTAGAGGCGTAGTATGGCGTTTGCAGACTACGATGCGTTCTATACGTCCCTGCAAGAGCAGAACGCGATACTTGCTCAAGTTACAACCAGCACTGCAACCAACACGCGATTGCATGATCTCTACCGCGGAGCTCTTGATGTAACCACAGGCGTTGTCCCTGCTATTCCAACGACTGCGGTAGCGCTCAGTAAATCCAATACGACCGCCCTCAACTACTACCTGCCAAACTATAGCCCTGAATCGCCATATTTAATTGGAGCGAGATTAAACTCAGCTGGAGCACGGGGAACTTACTTTATAATTGACAGACTATCACACCAGGGCGGGTTGGACGGTACGGCAATCACGGCACAAACCACAAACCTACCAACGGCGGCTTTAACTCGTTACACCGATGGCGTGGGCGTGATCGCTGCCCTAACAATCTATACCGCGATTGGAGCAACGGGTACAACCGTCACAGCTAGTTATACAAACCAAGCAGGTACTCCAGGGAAAACCACTGTCGCTCAAGCTATAGGGGCGAGCACCGTAAACGCTGGTACTAGAATGGTGATTTTGCCGCTGGCAGCAGGAGACGCAGGGGTGCGGTCGGTTGAAAGTGTGACTCTAACGGCAACCACGGGAACAATAGGCAACTTTGGAGTTACGCTCTTCAAAATACTTGGTGTTATTTGCGTCTACGATACTCAGTCACTATTCGTTGGTGACATTATTACGGGCGGATTGGCGGGTGGGATTCCTGAAATTAAGGATGACGCACACATTAGTCTTTTATTTGTAGGCGACGCTACTTCATCGTCGGGCGCTATCAGTTTGCTTATCGGCGAGGCGTAGCATGTCTACGCGAAGGTTTTACGACGGGGCGCAAACTGAGATCGGAAGCTTGCCGGTCGCGGCATCGTCGCAAACTCTCACCATCACCGCGGATCTATTTACTAACGCAAACACGCTTTATTCGCCGTCGATAACCGTCGGCCCGGTCACAATCCAAGCGGCGTTTTTGTCAAATATAAGCGTCGGTTACCAGCCTTCGGTATCGACTGGCCCCGTCACAATAACCGCGACCCTGTTCACCAATACCAACGACCTGTATTTGCCGGCGGTGTACCAGCCGGGGGGCTTCCAGACCATCACGTGCGCCCTCTATACGAACGAAAGCACGTTCCCTCTTCCCGGCCTTATCAAAAGAACGTTTATCGGGTATCCGGGCGCCGTTTCGATGAACCCGAGCCTATCGCCGCCCGTTGCTAAAACAAAACAGAAGAAGAAGCGCAGCAAAAAGGAGCTCGAGCAGCTCATGATTCGGCGACAGAAGCAGCGCGTTGAAGAGGAAGCGTTTTTTATATTCTTGAGTGAAATACTATGAGCCAGAAGATACAAACCCGCGTTTTCAACTACGGCGACGAGAAGGAGAGCTCCTGGCCTCCCATGTTCGGCAAGGGTGGCTCGGGACTCTACCACAGAGGCGACGACGGGAAGTTTCACGAGGGACCGCCTCCGCCAAAGTTTCCAAAGTTCGGCGAGGCGCCTTACGTCATTCAGGACACCATCGACGCATATCGGCACCCGGCAACCGGTGAGGTCATTGAATCGCGCGAGAAGTTGTTAGCAACTGACCGCG